CTATATTTATAACATAAAATACAAAAAAAGGGGATGTTGGATCCCCTACATTTTATACAGTTTCCTCTACCTTCTTCTTTTTCGATCCTATATTGTACTTAGTCTCTAAAATCCAGTCACCCTTATCTTTGTAAGATAATACTTTTATTTGATTAAGAGGTGCTACATCTTGTATTGATTCTGAATTAACAATACCAATTAATCCCCAATCAACTAATAATTGAACTATTCTATTTCTTCTTTGAACATCATTAATTGTAAGGTTCGCATGCTTGCCATCAAGGGCGAAGAGCTCCTTAAAATGTACAAGATAATACCGTCCTTGCTTATGTAATATATGACAAGATTGATATATTTTCTTTTCTTTCCTTGATGCTACACCAATACGAGTTAATGTTTCTCTTACCTTCAAAAAGTCGTCTGGTTCATTTAGTGTCACTTCGACCATCTGGTCAGGATTCCATTTCACATCTGGTTCCTTAAGAACGCTCATTGTCTTCCTCCAATATCAAGTTTAGATTTAATAAAGTTCAGTTGTTCTTTTGTAAGAATCTTTAGAGTCTGTTCCGCTTTAGCATTACTATATCCATAGTATTGTTTGACAGTATCAAGGTCATTGATCTTGTCTTTACGCAACCAAGGAGAGAATCTTTTCTTCTTCCTCACTATATGTATAAAAAAGTCATGTTGCATTTTCTTTGGTAAGAATGAATACTTATTCATCTCATTTGCAAACATCACTGTGTCAAGATGTCCTGATAAACACTTATTAATTATGAATGGAGGATATTCCTTTTCGATTGATGGATCTTCATCAATCATGTTTTTCTTATTAAGGTTGATCGAGTTCAACCAGTCTTTTAGTTCCATCAGTTTCATTATCAAAATAATTTGCACAAGAGCAAACAAGATTACGATCCCCATAAACATTGTCTATTCTTGCTACAGCAGGCCAGAATTTATTCTTTTGATTTACTGGAAATGCTGCTTGCTCACGAGTATAATTATACACCCAATCTGATTGTGTGACAACCCTTGCAGTATGTGGTGCATTCTTTAATATGTCCTTTTTCGTATATATTTCCATTCTTATTTCTTTCATGGCATCCACAAATCTTTGTAACTCATCAAGTGATTCAGATTCTGTAGGTTCTACCATCATGGTATTCATAACAGGCCATGACAGTGTGGGAGCATGAAAACCATAATCCATTAGTCTCTTAGCAACATCTTCTGCTGTCACTGGCATAGATCGAACATCAAAGATACACTCATGAGCAACTCTACCATTTGCACCTTTATATAATACTTTAAAGGAATCATCTATCTTATGTGCCAACCAGTTTGCGGAGAGAAGTGATATCTCACTTGCTTTACGAAGTCCATCACCACCCATCATACGAATATACATCCAACTGATAGGAAGTATAGATGCACTACCTTGAACTGCTGCTGATACCCTTTGATTCATAAAGGGAGCAAGATGTTCTGCAACACCAATTGGGCCAACTCCGGGGCCACCGCCACCATGAGGAATACAGAATGTCTTATGCAAATTCATATGACACACATCTGCACCATAATTACATGGTTTCGCAAGTCCAACTTGTGCATTTAAGTTCGCACCATCAAGATATACCTGACCACCATTCTCATGTATGATCTTACATATATCTTTAATATTAGTTTCAAATACACCATGAGTTGATGGATAAGTGATCATCAAACAAGACAATTCAAAAGTATTCATGATTGCTTGTTTTGTCAAATCGTTGATATCTATATTTCCATCCTCATCACATTTTATTGGAACAATCTTCATACCTGCCATCACTGCTGATGCAGGGTTAGTTCCATGAGCACTCTCTGGAATAAGACAAACATTCCTTTTCTTATCACCATTACTTCTATGATAGTCTTGTATTGCTAATAATCCTGCATACTCACCCTGTGATCCTGCATTTGGTTGAAGAGATACATCAAAGAATCCTGTGATATTACATAACCAATCTTTTAAATTTTGAATAACTTCTTGATACCCCATTGTCTGATCTCTGGGAGTGAATGGATGCAAATTAGAAAATTCTGGCCAAGAGACTGGCATCAATTCTGATGCTGCATT